ACTACTATTAATGTAATATTACGCATTATGACAACTAAAGAAGTGAGTATGTAGAGTAGGTGTATATGAACGATTTGCACAGCAATAAAAAAGGACGCAAACGTAACGACAAATGGCAGGATAGATATTTAAATGCATATGCACAGGAAGGCAATGTGCAGTATGCATCTGATGTAGCGAATGTATCACGGTCAACGGTATATAACCACATGCGTGATGATCCTGCATTTAGTACGCAATGTGATGAAGCGTATGCAAGATTTTGCGCCAGCATTGAACGTGAGATAAAAAGACGTGCATTTGCTGGCAGTGATATGTTGATAATGGCCATGGCGAATAGGCACATGCCAACAGAGTATAGGCAGCGTCAAGAGATACAGCAAACCATCACACATGATTATGTAGTAGAGATTGGCACGCCACGTGTACCAGCAATCACCAACACCGCAGATACAATACAGGACGTTACGCCACAGCGAGTGTACGAAACCACAGGAGATGTTCTGGAATAATCCTGCACGGTTTCGGGCCTTTATTGGGGGCCGTGGCAGTGGCAAGACCAGAGCAGGGGTTATCGAAGTATTGCGAATGCCACCAAATAGCACAGGCATGATCGTGGCACCAACATACCCAATGCTACGTGATGGACCACGCAAGATGCTATTAGATATTGCACGGCCTGCTGGCATACTTAAAACGCATAACATCAGCACAGGCACTATTGTGTTGCATGGCAATAGAACAATATTGTTACGCAGTGCAGACAATCCTGATAGATTGCGTGGTGCCAATCTTGGTTGGATATGGTTTGATGAAGCGGCCATGATGCACATCGATGCGTGGCAGATTGCCATTGCCACATTGCGTGAAATGCCAGGCAAGGCGTGGATAACCACCACGCCACGCGGCCGTAATTGGATATACGATTTATGGCACGGCAGCAGTAATCCTGATTATGCAGTGATTCACAGCAAAACCACAGACAATGTATTTTTGCCTAATTCATTTATCCACACGTTACGCACAAGTTATACGAGTGAACAATTTGAACAGGAAGCTAATGGCCAGTTTGTTGATTTGTCTGGTGCACTGTTTAAACGCCAGTGGTTTAGCATTGTTGACGCACCACCACCAAACCTGCAGTGGTACAGGTATTGGGATTTGGCCACCAGTGTGCGTGACAGTGCAGACTATACCGCTAGTGTGCGTGTAGCTATGGCAGATGATGGCGTGATGTACATTGCAGATGGCATACGCATTAAGGCTGAATGGCCAGATGTACGCAAAATAATGATCGATGTAATGCGATCAGAAGCAGACGATACCACGCAAGGTGTTGAAGAAGCACTGCATGGTTTGGCAGGCCTGCAGGAATTGCGACGCATGCAAGAGCTGGCACACGTCACATTGATTGGCTATCACGTAAGCAAAGATAAGATGCACCGCGCTATGCCATGGGCCGCGCGTGCTGAACAGAATATGATTCGCGTAGTGCGTGGCGAGTGGTGCCAGCAATTCATTGATGAATCAGTCGCATTCCCGTATGGCAGCCATGATGATATGGTTGATGCAGTGAGTGGTGCCAATGCCATGTTAGGTGATGGCAGCGTAATGTATGATTTTATGTAATTGGTAGTAAAGGTAATGCACAATGACTTATAAAGCGATCGAGGCCATACCAGGTTGGTACAACGTTGCCAAGAAGGCTGGCGAATTATACGGCACCATTGATGCATACGAAAAAGTGCCAATGTTGTACCGTGCTATCAATTTGCGATCAGACGCGCTAGGCACTGTACCATTCGTATTAGAACGCAATGCTGTACCAGTGGATTATCCATTTACCACACCTATGGATATGCTGATACAAGAAACAGAACGTGCACTGCTGCTTACTGGCAATGCCTATTGGTTGCGTTTATATCGCGGCCGTGTATTGTACGGGTTTCAATTCCTGAACCCCAAAAGCGTTACCGTTGAATACAAACCTGAATACCAAACCACTGATAGCGTGCTATCAGGTATGCGATTTAGCCAAAACATCAATGGCAAGATATACGGGCCGTGGACCATTGACCAAATTGTGTACTGGCGCGAACCATCTATTAGAGATGATGTATATGCAGGAGTAGCACCAGCAGGTGTAGCACTGCAATCTGCACAGCTGGCGTATTACCTGGAACGGTTTACGAGTGCATTTTTTGAACATGGTGCACAGCCAGCAGTAATCATGAGCTTGGATAAATCCATCACACCACCAGAATATGAACGACTTAAATCTGATTGGCGATCACGTGTGGAAAATGTATCAAACGCATTCAAAACCTTCTTTTTTCGTGGTGAGGTTAAAACACAAATTCTTACGTTTCCATTAAAAGATATGGAACTTGTACCACTGCAAGAACGGGTCACCACCAACATCACTACCACCTTTGGTGTACCACGGACCATGCTAGAAGCAAGTGCAGCAAACTATGCCACTGCTGATAGTGATCGCCAATCATTTTGGCGCGAAACTATTGTGCCACGTCTATCATTTTACCAACGTGTGCTGAATCAGCAGGTATTTGCACCACTGAAATACACGATGCATTTCACACCAGAAGTATTAGACGTGTTTCAGACTGATGAAGCACAGCGAGCAGGCAGCCTACTGCAATTGGTGCAGGCTGGTGTACCACTGGCCAGTGCAATGAAGATTCTAGGGTATGACAACATCGATGAAGCAGTAGGCATGCCACCAACAATCACCGGCCCTGATGTAACAGGAGTGAATGTTGATACAGGTACAGAAGTTATTGATGCATCACTAAACGAAATCAAAACAGTGCAGGCCAGCAGGCTGGCAGACTTGGAAGCATACGAACGCAAGTCACTGAAACGCTACAAAACCAAAGGCACTGCAGCAGTAACGTTTGAATCAGACGTATTGCCACGCTACATGACTGATTACATTTATGCAGAACTCAAAAGCGTAAAAAAAAAGAGTGATATAGGCCACGTGTTTCACTTTATAAAGGCACTCACATTGGCTGATCTCACACCAGCTGAACGCAAGGTATACAACGCCATTGCAAGTAAGCTGGCAGCGCGGAGTGATAAGAATGCAGAAGCAATTGCACGTGGTGACTATACGGCCATTGACGCTGATTTGCGTGGTGTGCTAACAGACAATGTTGCACAGCTGGTACTAGATGCAGGTGCACAGCGCATACGCACCATACCTGGCATGGCTGATGTAGTAGGAGATGAGATTATCAAACAAGGTATTGCCAATCAGGCAAATACCTACATCGATCAGTATTGGAATCCATTTTTAAATGATTTATCAGATACAGAACGCGATTACATCAGCAAGGTAATCACCAACGCACAAACCACAGTAGGCATTACGGTTGGTGATATTCGCAATCAATTAGCCATGTTTGGCGATTTGCGTGCACAACGTATCGCATTCACTGAACCTACCAGAGCAGCAGCACAGCAAACGTTTGCTATTCAGAACCAAGCGTTAAATGCTGGCATCAATACCACTATGATTTGGATTGCAGAAAATGACACAACCATCTGTGATGACTGCAAAGATTATGATGGATTGCTGCAGGCACAATGGCCAATAGAAGTAACAGCAGGACCACCAGCACACGTGAATTGCAGGTGTGCTATTGGGTTGGTATTAGTGGAATCACCAATTGTAGATGCAGGTGAATAGATGGCATTTAGCATTGAAGTACAGAACGCCACACTGCATTTAATCGAGAAGGTCAGGCAGTTACAACAGGATGTATTGCCAGTGGTGGCAGGCCTTGCAGTAACTGAATTAATCCTGAACGATCCACCACCGCCAGCACGTGGCAGTGCACCTGGATTTGTCAGTGATAGGCAGCGCAAATTTGTTATGGCAGGGTATCGAAAAGGCACTATACAAATACCCTATGTACGCGGCCGTGGTGCAGGCAAATCACAGAAACTGAATAGGTCATACCTGGTACTACGTGGCACCATTGCAGAGTCACAAGTAGTAAGCACTGCCAGCTATGCACAGTATGTGATTGGCAATAAGCAGGCACCAATACATCAGGGCCGTTGGTTGACCACTGATGAAATAGCACGACGTATGGAAGATAGTGGCAAAATTAAATCAGTGGTAGATCAGGCCGTAAAAGATGCATTTTCATAGTGCTACACTAGCAAAGGATTGCACATGGCAGATACGTACAGACCACCAGCAGACGTAGCACGCAACGCACAAATGGCCCTCGATGTACGCGAATCCAAACCTGCAAGTGCACGTGGCATGACGTTGGTAGGGCTAGCACGTGCAAGGCAATTGGCGAATAGGGAACCGGTATCACTTGAAACCATACAGCGCATGGCATCGTATTTCGCACGCCATGCAGTGGATAAACAAGGCAGCACGTGGGCCGATCAGGGCCGTGGCTGGCAGGCATGGCATGGTTGGGGTGGCGATGCTGGTATGGATTGGGTGCAATCTATTTTAAAGGAGAGTGAACAGATGGAAGTAAAAGCAGGCAGCAGACACAGTGCAGCGGATATGAAACGCATACGCGAAGCACGACGTATGGCAGAAGGCATCAAGGCATACATGGTAGAACTTGGCGATGATATGCAAGATGATGATGATGATGATACCGAAATGAAATCTATGCATGATATGGGTGATGAATTCAACACACGCCAGCGCATGATTGTTTCTGCACTCGTAGAAGTGACACACGAAGCAGGACGGTTTGACACATCAGCTGGTGCCAATGGTGCACACTATATACCTGCAGCACAAAATGTATTTATGGCAAAGGGTATCTGTTGCCAGCACTGCTATTTCTATCAGCCTGATTATCAGTGTGCCATTGTTGACGCGATCATTGATCCAATGGCCGTGTGTAAGTTTTGGGTAATTCCACAATCAGAGATTATGGAAGATATGCCAGAATCAGAAGTAATTGCAGTGGTGGAAGTGGTAGAGCCAATGGAAGTAGACGCTTCGGAGTATGCAGAACCAATGGCAGTGCGCGCGATCGCCGATGCAGTAAATTTGCAATTAGGCGATGATTCTGCATATGCAATCGAAACACCTGATGATATTGCTGGCGCGTATGAAATGCGTATTAGGGATCAAGATGGCCCTGAAGGTTTTGACGAATTTAAAGCAGAACTTATTGCCATTGCCAAACGCAAAGGACTAGATTTTGTGGCTGCACTGCCAAAAGAATGGCGTGATGAAATGGCCAAATCAGTGCGAGATTTTGCACGTAAGCTGATTGGAATGAATCAATGAAGTATGCAGTCAAACAAATATCAGATTACGTGGTGCGCGGCCGTGGCGTGGTGTTTGGTGGCAAGGATTTGACGGGTGATAGGTTTACTGCCAAAACAGATTTTGGTGATACACGGTCATTCGTTGGCATGCCTGTATATTACGATCACGGCCTAAGTGATTTGCAGTCACAAATTGGTACTGTGAAGATGTGGCAGCCTGATGATGAAGGCATCGATGTTGATATTGAAATCGACAAACGCCACAAATATGCACAGCAAGTGATGGCACTCGTAAAACGTGGTGTGCTAGGATTATCTACAGGTGCACTATCACATTTGGTGGTGCGTGATGGTGGCGAATTGAAACGCTGGATTGTTGGGGAGAT